GGTATGATCTAGGTTCTGCTAGAGACGCTGGAATACTTATATCAAATCTAGAAAGCAAGATTGACACAGACTTAAAAGACGAAATGTTTGATTACATATCAACTGGAATAAAAGAATTAACAGGAATAGGAGTTGCTCACGCTGTAAGGAATAGTGTCAATATAATGGGAAATAGTGCATTTGATTTTCTTAATATTGACCAGAGACTATCACTAGATTATATTAACAGGGTTGGCGTTGACGGTGTAAGACTCTCTGATAGGATATGGAGTGTTAAAGACAAGGAAGCAATCACTAAAGAGGTATACAAAGCAATCCAAAATGGAGACAACGCATATAAGTTAGCAGAAAACATAGAAAAGGTGGTTACAACAGGAGTGCCAAAGAGTTCTATTACAAGAGTAGCCAAGACAGAATTGAGTTATTCTTATTCTCATGCTAAAGCAGATACTATTATTGCTGAAGCAGACTATTTACCTAATGCAGAAGCATACATTAAAGTAAGTTTATCTCCAGCACACAGAATATACGACATCTGTGATACCATGCAGGGAACTTACAGAGCAGAGGAAGCACCACTAGTTCCCCTACATTGTGGCTGTTTGTGCCGCACAGAGACTATCTTAAAGGTAGCAGGTACTCAGGGGAGGGTGGATACTTTAGAAAGAAATCTGCAGTTATACAGAAGTGAGAATGGTGGAAAAGCACCTATAAAGACAATAGAAACTCATAACAAGATTGTAGACATTTAATATAATGTTACAAAAAAGTTATGATTATGATATACTTAAACATAGCTCTATATAAATTAATACTTTAGTTAAATGGACACTAAAGAGAAGGATACAGAAAAGGTATCTACGCCTACTATTGAGACTCTCAAGGAGACACCAATAGAAAAAGTAGAATCTAAGTCTGAGCCTATACCTGAAACTCCAAACGCAGTTGAGGATAAAAGCAACAGAGACGATAGAAGTGAGGACACGATTAAATCTTTACAAGGGCAAATCAGCCGACTTCAAAAGGAGTTGAATGAGAAAACCGATGTAAAGAAGCAATTACAGTCTTTACTTGGCGAAGATAACACAGCATCAGATGTAGACCCTGTGGAAGCCTTAAATAATAGGTTACAATCGCTAGAAAAAGAATTGGCTCTCAGCAAGTCCGAGATTGCGAAGAATAATATTATAGATGGACTAGATGTTGCAGAACCAGTAAAGAGATATCTCAAGACACGAGTCAGTGCAAGTTCTGAGAATGTAGAAGAAGTTGTTAAAACAGAATTGGAATCAGTACAACAGTTGTTGGAAAGTGCAGTTCCTAAGACAACGGACTCACGACCAAAGGGACTCGGTGCTGGTAGTGGAGATGTTACTAATATGCAATATGTACTAGACCATCCAGAATTATTCAAGAAATAATTAAAGTTTAGAGGCTTTAATAATTTTTAGATGACAATAAAATGGCAGGTAATATATATATTGACAGTGCTTCAGGTTCTGGAGACATGACCTATGCTGTAAATCCTTATGCAATGGCAAAAGGACTTGAGAGGTTAAACTACAATCTTGTTGTAACTAACTTGATTACAAATTACTCTCAGGAAGCAAGGAATCAAGGAACTAGAATGAGTCAGAATGTTAGAGTACCTATAAGAGGTGCTTTAAGTGCTGCGGTTAAGACTCCAGGAACGGCTGCGTCTTATCAACAGGCAGCAACTACTAAAGCAGACATTGCTATAACTACTCACAACACAGTTGACTTCTTAGTTGAGGATTATGGTGGTTTGTTTGACCCATCCACGATTGAGGGGTATCTAGTAGACGCAGGTTCAACACTTGCAGAAGCGATTGAGAACTCAGTAATTGCTCTGTATGCAAGTGCAGGGGCAACAAAGGGTGCTGCAACAGCAGGACTTGACATGGCTTTACTAGGGACTTTACAAAAGGATGCAATGGAAGCAAAGTGGAGAGGCAATGAGCCTTCATACTTAGTAGTTGGACCAGAGGGATACTATGACTTATGGAACTTAGCACAATTGACTCAATACTCCATTACGGGTGGAGATCAATCTATGCTTAGAAATGGATTCATAGGAAATCTTGGTGGGTTCCAGACTTTTAAGTCTAATCTAATTCCAGCAGTAGCAGGTTCACCAACTGGTGAGCATTGTATGGCATTCCAGAGAGAAGCAATGGGAATTGCATTTGTTGATATGTCAACAAGTGGACTTCCAGCAGGATATGGAACAGGAGTTCAGATACAACCAATGAACAAAGAAGATGATAATGGAAATCTTGTATACTCTATGAGAAGTATTGTAGGATACTCTCAGAAAGAAAGAGGTATGACAGTTTCTGTTGACTCTATTTGGGGAGTTGGTGTAGTAAGAAGTGCATTGCTATTTGATGTATTAGTCTAATAGTCATACACAGAGGGGAGAGGGTAACTTCTCCCTTTCAGTATGGATATTGATTTAAGAAAGGAATATATTTGGGTTACACCAGACCCAGATAGGGTTAAACGGTTCATAGCCATTTGTAAGGATGGTAGAAGTAGAGAGTGTTATCCTGGTGAAAGATGGTTTGTACATAAGTCTCAGTTTTCTTTTCTTAGAAGTATTGGGTTCATGCAATGTGATGGTACTGTTAAAGTTTTTGATACTTGGCAGGAAGCAGAGAATGCTCCTGATGTATATAAAATAGTTGTAAGATAATGAGAATATACTACGACACAACTGAATCTAAAAATGGTGGCTTCAGTATCTTGTCAGCAGGTATTAAAAATGGACTTATCAAAGCAGGACACGAGTTGGTGGACAGTAATCCAGAAGTTTGTTTTACTTACGGTATTCCAGACAGAGCAGTTCAAGCAAGAAAGAAGTTTCCTAACACACCTTTGATATATTACACAGTATGGGAGTCTAGCAGATATCCCGAAGTGTATCTTAAAGCGATTAAGGAAGCCAGGATAGACTTGGTACTAACTGCTACAAAGTTTACTCAATGGGTACTTTCAAGAGATGGTATAGAGTCTAAGGTATGGTGGCACGGTATAGACGACAGATGGCAATATAAACCGAGAAGAGATGATGGGGTGTTTACTTTCTTACATTACAATGCCTACGAATGGAGAAAGGGATGGGAAATCGTGCTTGGGGCTTTCTTAGAGGAGTTTGACGGGTCTGAACCAGTAAAACTAATTCTTAAAGCAAGAGAAAGAGACAATGCTGATTACTTGTCTCCTGTAAACAATCCCAATGGGGTTTTACCATTTAGTAATGTAGAAGAGGTGCTAGGACATATATCAGACGAAGCAATGGTAGAATTATTAGAAAGGGCAGACTGTGGAGTATTTCCTGTAAGAGGCGAAGGTTGGTTTTTGCCAAGTATGGAATGTGTTGCACAGGGTATTCCAGTAATTATGCCCAAAGCAATGGCAATGGAAGAACAATGGGGTACAGGATATTTTGATTGTGGTATTGATGGATATATAAATGCTTCACCAAGATATCCTGGATACATGATAATGCCAAGTTTAGAAGGAGTTAAGAAACAAATGAGGTATGTTTACGAGCATGAGAAGGAAGTTAGAGTATTGGCTAAAAAAGGAAGTGAAGAGGTGTATAATAAGTTTAATTGGACTAAGATAATTGGGGAGTTGGAAAATTATATAAATTTAGTAGTTACTTAATATGTTTATAGTCAATCAAGAAGGGAGAGTAGTTGATCTACCAGCAAGGCTAGAGGAATCTGGCTTTAGACAAGCCAGAGAAGTGTTGTCTATTTCAAGCGAATTAATGAATGGAATAACAACAGGGGTTCTTATGACTGATATGGAGACTCAAAGACTTAGAAGTGAGATACTCAAGAAGTTTCCTAATGTAGTTACTGATGAGGAGTATTTAGCACAACATCCTGTGCAGACCCCAATACAAAGTCCAAAGCCACCAATAAGCATGGCTGAGATTAAGAGAGCAAGTGGTTTGACAAATATTCATGATAAGATAGTAGAAAAGAGTGTAGAAACTAAAGAAGTGATAAAGCCAGAAATGACAAAGGAGCAAATAATTGGAATTGCTACCCAAGAAGGTGTAAAATTAAGTAATACAGAAAAGAAATTTGCTAAGACTAAATTAATTGGTCTAATTAATGAAAGACAGACAAGGTAGAGAACAAAAAGCCTATTTAGTGCAGGATAAAAAGACTGGTAAAACCTATATGACTTACGAATCTTATGCTAAGAAACTTCAGAAATTAGGTACTAAGAGAATCATAGCAGAGGAGGGTACTAAGAAATTTGAAGAGGGAAAGGTTACTAAATTAGACAAATAAATTAATAACTTAAAACAATGGCTGCTGATATATACAAAATGTTTAGACAGTTTATAGGGGACACCACAGGAGATTATGATGGAGATTACTTTCTACCAGACTTGGAATCTCTCGCTTTCCTAGACTTAGGAATTGACAAGGCAAGTGAAGTTCTTAATAACATTGTCGTTGAAGATGTAACTATTACTGCTACTGATATAACAGCAGGATACAAGGATTTAAGTTACGATATTGTTACGATTCTTGATACTGAATTAGGGTTAGATTATGAGAATATTTACTGGCAAACGGATGGGGGTAAAAGGATTTTATTCTTAGATACAGACTTCATAACAGCAGGGACTTACGAGTTTAGATATAAAGCCAGATACAACAAGTTTAACGGGGTTGTTAAGGAAAATGAAGACTTGAATCATCCTGTAAATGCTAATTTAGGAATAGTCTTTTGGGCTTTAGCAGAGTATCAGGTAACAAAAGGAATAATCAATGCAGATAATAGTGCTAATTTAGTGGTAAGTAAGAGTGAAGAGGGTATGTCGGTTAGTTATGGAAGTGGGACTTCTCTAAAGTTAAGTAGTCCTACCGAGTTGAAGTTAAGAGCAATGGAGATATTTAACATGGTAAGTAATAAAGGAAATATAAGTTTTAGTGTGTCAGTATAATGAGTTTATACAAAGAACATGAAGCGTTAGCAAGTGTATATCACATAGACGATAGTGATACTACTAAGACTTCTTCGTATCCAGCAACAGCAGATTTCACAATTAACATGTACATTATCAGAAGAGGCGAGGACACTATTGCTATTTTAGGACAGGAAGCAGGAGAGTATGTTGCGAATGTAGATGGAAGATATACCAATGCAAGTGCTTTTAAGAAATCAGACAAGGTTGTATGGAATGGTGGTACATACATAGTTACTAATACACCAAAGTTTAATCAGTTGTTTAATGCTTATCATTTAATTTTGAGGAGACAGATCTAATGGCTTTTACTATGAATCTTAACATGAAAGAAGTAACAGACTGGGTAAGAAATCAGCCAGAAAGAGACAGAGCCAAGAAACAATCAATGATAATCATTAAGAATGAACTTGTTAAAGAAGTCATACAAGAAATGTCAGAGCATAGAACAACAGGAGAATTAGAGGGTAGTGTAATGGGAGTAGCAACAGACAACAAGGTGGAGATTAGAAGTAATAGTTACGGTGATATTGTTTTGGAGTATGGAAGAAAGCCTGGAAGGTTTCCTCCAGTAGAACCTTTGGAAAGATGGGCAATGTTACATGGTATGGATAAGGGAGCAGGATATCTAATAGCCAGAAAAATAGCACAAAGGGGAACTGAGAAGTACAGACGAGGGGGTGAAAAACAAATTACTAAGATAGAAGAAAGGCTTAATAAAGACTTAATGCCAGAGAGAATAAAATATTTACTTGACGCTTACACAAAATGAACATAACAACAGTAATGAGTAATCTTAAAACTTATTTTACTAACATGTCGTGGACATCCACAGACGGTACTGGTACAACGAAGTTTAAGGGAGTATACACATATCCTAACTGGCTTCAAGACGATGGATATCCTTTCGTAGTTATATTAGATGATTCAGGCGAGGGAAATAGTGCTACTAATAGGACTTTAGAGTTCAACACGAATATCTCTGTAAGTATATGTGTCAATTATGGTACAATAGATAAACAAACGGAAGAAGAAAAAGTTGAGGAAGCAATGCTTAGGTTAAGGGAAGCATGGGATTATGTTAAAACTGATTTGTTTGACTTGTCTACATTAACAACTCTTGGTGTAGACTGGACATACAGTCCCAGTTATGTAGATGACTTTGATGAAAACTTGAATCTTTATAAGAGGACAATAACATTAATTTTTAAGGAAGTAATTAACCGTGGATAATAAAGCTAAAAAGGAGGAGAAGAAAGAGGTTGTGGCTTTTGTACCTAGTGTAGGAAAAGTCTTAACTGAGGAAGAAATAATTAAATTAAATAACTTAAAGTAATGGCAAACGAACATATAGGAGCAAGACAAGAGATTGCTTTCAAAGTGGAGGCAACTAGAGGTACTAAGGTAGATCCAAGTACTGGCGAGTGGTATCCACACACAGGACAGGGGTTCATTCCTCAGGTTGAATTAATACCAGACAACTCAGGAATGGGTAGAATAGAGGGTGTAAACACCGAGAATGTTGCTAAAGAATATTCTCAGGGTACAGTTACAATGAAGTTGTACGATAGTTTTCTAACGCCTCTTAACAGAATGATATTTGGACAGGCTGATACAGCTGGTACATATACAATTCTAAATGATAACTTACACAACTCCTTTACAATAGCAACAGCAGACCCAGTTGAAGGGGATAATACCTATGCGTTGGGTATGTTAAACACTTGTACGATTTCTTGTAATACTGATGACTATGTAAACCTTTCAATGGAGTTTATAGCCAAGAAAGAAACAGCAGCAACGTTGACACCAAGTTATAGTACAACTGCGAAACTATTTACACCAGACAATGTAACCTTTGGGTATGCTACTAACTATGCAGGGTTGTCTTCGGCAACAGCAATGAAGGTTAAGAACTTCCAGTTAAACATAGAGAAGAATCTAAGTATAGACTGGGTGAACGGTTCAACCGAGCCAGATGATATTCAAAATGGAAGAATGAATGTAACAGGAGATATAACCTTAACCTATGATTCTTCAACATACCGAGATTTCGCATTAACAGACACAGCCAAGGCGTTCCAGATAACACTTAGCAATGGAGCAAAAACATGGGTAATCCAGTTTCCGAGTGTACTA